TTCCCCTGGTCGTGGTGGGCGTCGATGGATTTCTGCTGTGAACCGGAGATCTCATCCGACCGGGCAGAAGTCCGCAACCGCGTGGCCCGAACAGCCGAGATGCTGCTTCACCTCACGGGGGCGGCGGCTGGAGCAGGGATCAAGCCGCCGATGCCGGTGGTCCAGGGTTGGTTGGTGCGCGATTACCGTGAGTCCGTCGACCGCACGGCGGACGCCCTTTGCGGCGAATGGCCAGGGATGATAGGCGTCGGCTCTATGTGCCGACGCGACGCAGCCTCGGCGAGAGCTGTGATCGAAGCACTCGACCAAGTCGTCCCCAGCTCAGTAGCGTTCCACCTGTTCGGCGCCAAGTCGGACATCCTGCCATCCCTGGCAGACATAATCGGCTCAGGTAGGGAAATCCAGTCCGACAGTATGGCGGGGGATTTGGCGTGCCGGTACGAACGCCCGTCCGAGATCCCGTCGAGCGTCGAGGTCCGGGCGTGTTGGGGGATGGCCTTCTACTGGCGGACACTTACCGGCTGGCTGGCTAACCCGAGTGTGTGCGCAAGCGTGGGCTCACCAGATCCCCAGACGAGGATGTTCGACGTTTGATGGGCCAACACCGAGGCGATCGAGATCCGAGCATGACCACTCGTCACCGGGCGGTGTGCCTGTGTGGTGCACCGCTCGTGCCCATCGAGGCCCTGGCGGCCGCCCGCGGTGTCGGAGTCGAGGCGGTCAGGAAGGCCGCCCAACGGGACCCTGCGTCCCTCCCCGAGCCGGTGCTCGGCGGGGGGAAAGGCCGGCAAGCCTGGTGGTGCGGCGCGCACCTCGATGTCTGCCGGCAGGCCAGCGACTGGGCGGCGGGTGTAGGCTCGGACCATGACTAAAGAGGACGACGAGGCCCGCCAGATCCGAGAGGACTACCTCCGCCAGGAGAGGGAGCGAGCCGCCTCGGCCCTGGAGAAGTTGCGGCGTGAGCAAGCCGAGCGCGGCGGGAAGTAGCCTCGGACCATGCCTGCTAGACGATTGCCAGCGGCCCAGCGCTCAGAGAAGAGTCGGGGCTATCGACGCGAGGTCGAGCGTCAACGTCCCGAAGGCTGGGCGGCCCCTGAGCCTTCGGAACGTTGGTCGGCCACTGTCCGTGCCGATTGGGACGTCTGGTGGTCGAGTGACCCAAGCTACCTGGCGGCACCTGCCGACCTCCCGATGCTCCGCCGCCGCTTCGACCTTCTCGACATCATCGAGACGGCCACGGAGCGGGTCAGGGCGGGCGCCGAGGCCGAACTCTCGGCGATGATCGAGGCCGCGGCGCTGTTCACCCTGGCCGGCGACGTCGAGACGGCGTCGACGTTGGCGGCGGCCGCATCCGAGTGGTCGGCGGGCCAGTCCACCTCGTCGCTGGCCGCCCTGTCGAAGATGGCCGCCGAGGTCCGCCAGATTGAGGATCGTTTCGCCATGTCGCCTCGCTCCCTCGACGCCCTCAAGGTCACCTTCGTTGACCCAGTCGAAGAGGCCAGCGAGTCCGAGGGGACTGTCCTCTCGATCGTCGACCCGTTGGCCGACGATCCTCGGTTCGGGACATGATGTATCAGGGCGGCAAAGGGCGGCTCGCCGGCTGGATCTGGGCCACGATTGATGAGCACCGTGGGGACAGGGCTACGTTCGTCGAGCCGTTCCTCGGCGGATGTAACTTGGTCACGGCGGGTCACGACAGGTTTGACTCCTACTGCCTGAGCGACTCCTGGGGTCCGATCGCAGCATTGTGGTCCAGCGCCCAGGGGTGTTGGGTCCCGCCCTACGTCACGAGGGATATGTACTACGGGATCAATGCGGCTCCGGATGAGCACGAGGCTCGCCTGGTCGGATTCGCCGCTCACGGATGCTCTTTCGGCGGCATCCGGTGGGGGGGGTACGCCGGGTCCACGTCGAGTAGAGATCATGTGTCCGAGGCGATTAGGGCCTTTCTCGCTAAGTCGGAACGACTTCGCTCCCTGCGAGATGTGAGGATCGTCGAGTCGGGCTATGCGTCCGTCGACATCGACGAGGATTCGGTGGTGTATTGCGATCCGCCCTATGCCGGCACCAGGGGCTACGGGTCTCCGAGTTGGGACCAGCCTTCGTTCGTACGTTGGTGTGAGTCGGCGTTCGGGTCGGGAGCGCTCGTAGTCGTCTCCGGCTACGACGTTCCGACTGGCTGGACGGAGTTGGCATCTAGGCGTCGGACGTCCACGTTGCGATCCTCGGACTTGGGTGGCACCCAGCGCGTGGAGCGCCTGTCCACGCCTGGCTTGCACGGATGACCGCCACCCTCGACCGCTACGTGAAGTTCGTCCGCTCGGGGGACTGGAGTGGCTGGGATCCGAAGGTCGATGTCTGGCCCACCCGTGGTGTTGTGGCTATTCCATGGATGACGTCGATGCTCATCCACGGGCCTGGGGATCTCCTTGGCGAGCCGCTCACGTTCCGTGCAGACCAGAAGGAATGGCTGGCGAAGTGGTATGAGTTTAACCCACTGACCGGTCGCTGGCGCTTCGACGAGGCACTGAAGGGCGAAGCGCGAGGCGGCGTCAAGACCGAGCTGGCGGCGGCCGTGGCCATGGCCGAACTCGACGGTCCCCCTGGGGTCCGGGCTAAGGCGCCGGACATTCCAGTGGCGGCCGTTAGCCGAGACAACGCCGATCAACTCTATTCTGTGTGCGTGGCGATGGCGGGTGGGCGGGGGGAGGTCGGCGATTCTTGCCCACTCCAGGGGCGCTTCCATGTCCATGAAGGCGAGATCCTGAGCAAGGAGCACCCCACTCACAAGATCGTGAAGGTGGCGAGCGAGGCCGGCTCCAGCCATGGTGGCCGCCCCTCGCTCTTGGTGGTCGACGAGCTCCACGAGGTTGTGGGTCGTAAGGGCGATGCGATCACTGTGTTGCGCAAGGGCTTGCTCAAGAAGCGGCCTCGGGCCCGCTTCCTCGGGATCACGACGGCGGGCGCCGCTGCTGGTTCCGATCCTGCCTCAGATGCCGACGGCCTTGCATGGAGGCTCTATCTCCAGGGGCTCCGCCAGCGCCAGGACTCAGATTACAAGTCTCGGTTCTTCTTCGATTGGCGCCAAGCATCTGACGATCTCGACCCGACGGACCCTATCGACGTGGCTCAGGGCATACGAGAGGCGAGCGGCGCCGCCGATATCGCCTTCGACGTCGAGGACCGGGTGGCCGACTTCCTCGATGATGCCGACAAGTCCGACGCCAACATCCGCGCCTACTGGAACAAGTGGCAGGCGCGATCGGCGACTGGCTGGCTGGCGAAGTCACCGGGCGCCTGGACCTCGGCGCTGGTCCCTGGCGCCAAGCTGGTCGATGGTCAGGCGATCTGGATCGGCCTCGATGGCGCCATCTCTGGCGACACGATGGCGGTGAGCACGGCCGGCCAGTACGGCGAAGGCCAGTGGCTCTGGGGTGCCAGGGTCTTCGACGCCGACGAGGGCGGCCGACGAGCGATCAACTGGAAGGCGGTCCGTGAACACATCGTTCATCTCGTCGGGACCTACGCCGTTCTCGGCATCGCTTACGATCCCACTTTGCTCACTCAATTCGTGGCCCAACTCGAAGACGATCTTGGAGTGAATTGCATCGAGGTCCCCCAGTCCGTGACCAGGCGAGCGAAGATCGACGAGTGGGCCAGATCCTCGATCGTGGGTGGCTCGGTGGTCCACGCCGGCGACCAACGGTTGAGCGATCACGTCGGGGCCGCCCAATGGCGTCACTCCGGAGAACTCAAAGTGCTGAGCAAGAAGTCCTCGGTCGGCAAGATCGATGCTCTGATAGCTTGCGCTATGGCCCATTGGCATGCTACGAGTCCAGCCACCAAGAGTGAGAAGAGGCCGAGTAAGCTACGGACGTATGTTATCGACACCTGACCTGGGCTGAGGCTGACCATGGGATTCTTCGATCGCTGGAGCCGAGAGGTCCCCTTCTCGGCCGCCTTCGTCGAGGTCGAGCCGCCCACGAGTCCGGAGCGGACCGAGGTTCGTTCTGCCATCTCCAGCGAGGACTGGGGCAACGACGTCATTGGCGGGACCTCGGTCTCGACGACTGAGGCGCTGGCGCTGGCGCCGGTTTTCGCCGCGGTCCGCCTCCTTAGCGAGGGTGTCGCATTCCTACGGCCTGAGCTGGTCGAAGGCGATGATGGCGCAGCCGAGCAGCTCGATCGGCCCGGGTGGATGACTCGGCCGCATCCGGATCTCTCGTGGGCCGACTTTATCGAGCAGATCATGATGGGCCTGCTGACCACCGAGGGTGATGGCAATTCTTGGGTGTTGGTCGATCGTGATGGCCGAGGCCGAGTCACAAAGTTGACGCCTCTGGAGCCGGGCATGGTCACTCACCCGATCGATCGCATCGGGCCAGATCCTGCCACCTGGATCGTCAACGGTCGAGTGATGCGGCCAGATGAGATCATCCACATCAGGGCACGCTCGCTTCCTGGCCGCATTCTCGGTCAGTCCCCTATGGGCTATGCCCTGAAATCGATCGGGGTGGCCAAGGCGGCCCAGGACTTCGGCTCGACCTATTTCGAGGAGGGTCTCCAGCCGAGCCTGGCGATTCTCCTCAAGGACGATAACCCCGAGGACGATGACACGGAGGAACTCGGGCGCAATCTTCGCCGGCTCCACGCGGGGCGCCATCGCTCCGGTGGCGCCCTGGTCGTTGGCGGCGCCGAGTCCATCACCCAGCTCAGCGTCACCGCTGAGCAGGCGCAATTCCTCGAGACTCGCGGCTTTCAGGTGGCAGATATTGGCCGATTCTTCGGCACACCGCCGCACCTCCTCGGTGACTCGACTGGCTCGACATCGTGGGGGTCCGGCCTCGCCGAGCAGAATGTCGCCTACGTGATCCATTCCCTCCGGCCCTGGATTCGCCGCATCGAGGCGCCATTCACGCAGCTCGCACGATCCGAGAATCGGCTCGCCACTAGCTCGCCGAGGGTTCGGCTGGCTGTCGATGAGGTGACCAGGGGAGATCTGGCGTCGACGATCTCGGCGCTGGTCGAGGCGGTCGGCGGGCCAATCATGGCGAAGGATGAAGCCCGGGATCGCATCGACCTGCCTGCGACGGGCATCAACGTGGAGGAAATAGAGTGAGCGCACAGGATAGGGAAACCCGCTTCATGTTCCGGGCCGGCTGTGAGATGCGGTCCGAAGGCGAAGGCGCCGAGGCTAGGCAGGTGATCGCCGGCCACGCCGTGTTGTTCGACTCGCGCTACCAGACTGGGTTCGATGTGGTCGAGTCGGTGAAGGCAGGCGCCTTCACTCGGACGCTCGGCCAGGACCGAGACATCTTGGCCATGTTCAACCACAACCCGAGCCAGGTGCTCGGGAGCCGGGCGAGTGGGACCGCCGAGTTCGTCGAAGACGAGCGTGGTTTGGCCTATCGCGTGGCCCCTCCGAACACGACGGCCGGCCGCGATGTCACCGAGTTGGTCGCCGCCGGCATCATCCGAGGTTCGTCGATGACGTTCGGCGCCGTCGAACAGGAGTTCACGGCCATCGACGATGGTCAGGTGCTGCATCGGGAGTTAATAGAGGTGGCGCTGCACGAGGCGGGCCCTGTGACCTCGCCGGCCAACACGGCGACGACCTCGGAGCTGGCGACCCGAAGCCTGTCTGACCTGGCGGCCCGGTCGGGTTTCGACGTGGCCGAGATCCTGGCCGCCATAGAGGCTCGCTCGGTCGGCGACATCGTGGCACCGAGGCCGAACAGGGTACGCAGGATCTTCATCTGATCCGGACCGGTGTAGGCTGGCCCCAGCGCTCGGCTCGGGCTGAACCCACTCGACCGCCTCCTAACGCACGACTAGACCCAGGAGGCCATCGTCATGGCCGATGAACCCACCAACCCAGAGGACGTGAGCAGCGCGCTCGACACCCTCCTCAAGCTCCACACTGAGCGTCGCAACCTTCGCCAGGAAGCGCGCACGATTCAGGATGACGCAGGCGAGCAGCGCTCGGCCGAGGTCGAGGTCAAGCTCGACCGGATGCACGCGCGTGCCAACGAGATCGATGCTCTTGTCGAGGCAGGTCTGCGCGAGGCTCGTAGCGAGGTCGAAGCAGGCGAACTCACCGAGCTAGCCGACCGGCTCAAGGGCACTCGGACCGAATCCCGCACCTCTGAGCTTCTCCGCCTTGATGGCGGCCAGCATGGTGGCCCCGCCGCTCGTCGGGCGGCTCGGCTGAAGGGCATGGAGCCCTTCGTCCAGTTGGTCAAGGCCGAGACTCGTTCGGTGGATATCGGGATCCCGCAGCTCTGGGAGTTCCCCGAGCGTCGTGCCACTCTTGTGGGTTCCAGCTCGCTGGTCCCGACCGAGGTTGTCGACACGATCTACTCCCGCATGCGGGACTCGGCGACCATCCTGCGGATGCTGACCGACGTGATCAGCACCCCCGATGGCCGCAATATCACCTTCCCCAAGACCAATGCATTCGGGACCGCCTCGTGGACTGCCGAGGCGGCCGCTATCGCGGACGGGACGCCGACGGTCAACGACGTGACGTTGGGTGCATGGGGTGCGAAGACCATGCACTATGCCTCGATGGAAAGCATCGCCGATAGCGCCCCCGCCATCGGCCAATACATGATTAATAGCATCGCCGATTCCATCGGCCGTCTTATCGGCGCCGCCCTTGTTGCTGGCGATGACACAGGCAAGCCGAACGGCGCGATCAACTCGACGACCACGAAGACCTTCGCTGGGGCGGCCGCCATCACGGCCGATGAAATCGTGGAGATGCAGGGCGATCTGGCCGAGGGCTACCTGCAGGATTCGGCTTGGATCGTGGCTCGTGCAACGAAGACTCTCTTGCGCAAGCTGAAGGATGGCGACGGCCGCTACTTGTTCCAAAATGACGGCGATCTCCGGCTCGGATTCGCTAGCACCATGCTCGGCGCACCGGTTTACACCGATGCCGCGATGCCTGCGGCTACGACCGGACTCAAGAGCATTATGTACGGCGATTTCGGTCGTCAGCTTGCCTATCGGACGGCTGGCAGCATCCGCATCGAGACCTCTGATAGTTACAGATTTGGCGATGATGAGATGGCGTGGAAGGGTGTCCACCGGGTCGACTCGGACATTCGGGATGAATCGGCCGTAGTGGTCGGGATTCAGGCGTGATGCGCGTCAAGATGAACACATCGGTCGGCGGCAGCATCAACGCCAGCTTTGGCGACGTCGTCGAAATGTCAGACGACGAGGGTCGTCGATTCTGCGACCGTGGCCTGGCTACCGAGGTGACCGACGAGACGCCCGAGGCGCCCGAGGCGGTCAAGGCACCTCGGGCCCGCAAGACCAGGAGCTGACGAGATGCCCTGGAAGCCGCCATACGCGACGGTCGACGAGCTGAAGTCGTGGCGTGGAGTCACTGACTCTGCCGACGACGTCAGGTTCTCGTTGGCCATCGAGGCGGCTTCCAGGGCCATCGACCAACGGTGCGGCCGGCAGTTCGGTCTCGTCGATGCCGTCGAGGCCCGCGACTTCTCGGCTTGGCGTGATCGTGACGTCGGCTGGTTCGCCACCATCGATGATCTCATGACGACGGCCGGGTGGACACTAGAACTCGACACCAACGGCGATGGAACCTACGAGTCCGTCGCAACCTCTGACCTGCAACTCTGGCCACACAACGCCGTGGCCGAGTGTGAGCCATGGCGGGAGGTCCGGTGGCGGACCGGCGCCGGCGATCTGCCATCAAGCCACTCCGGTGGAGTGCGCATCACGGCACAATGGGGCTGGTCTTCGGTGCCGGACGCAATCACTCAGGCGACGATCCTCCAAACCTCGAGGCTGTTGAGCCGCCCGCAAGCGCCCTTCGGCATCGCTGGCTCGCCTGACACTGGCTCGGAGCTGCGGCTTCTAGCTCGCCTCGACCCCGACGTGATGACCGTGATCCGGCCTTACATTCGACGCCCGACGAGGATCGCATGAGCCAAGCGGGACTCGACGTGGCGGCGGTCAGGGCCGCCATCGGCGTGGCCGTCGATGGTCAGTGGCTCGGCGCCCCGTGGCCGGCCTCGGTCCGCTGGCGGTCCGCAGCATGGTCGGCTGCGCTGCTGAATCCACCTTCGATTGTGGTGGGCCTCCCTACGATCACCTACGATTCGGTCGGATGCGGAGAGCATCAGATCGAGGTCGAGGTCCACGCAGTGCTCCCAGGTGATCCGACATCGAAAGAAACCTCAGAGATGTGGGATCGCACGGCATCTCGTGGCCTTACGGGTAGTGTTGTGGACCTTCTTGAGGCTGACCCCACGCTCGGCGGGGTGGTCGACACCCTCTCAGTGCTCGGGGTCGAACCGACGAACGCCTTAAGCGCCCAGGGTTCGACGCTCAGCGTCGTCACCATCAACCTCGATATCCGCACAAGCTAGGAGCAATCACGATGGCGAAATATCATGGGAAGGTGTCGGTCTTCAAGATCGACGATTCTGGTTCCACCTTGCAAGACTTGAGCAATTTCGTGAGCGACGTGTCACTCGACCTCGGTCAGGATGTGGCCGAGGCAACCGCGAAGGGCTCGGCGGCCAAGGAATACACGGTGGGCCACCATGGCGCCACGGCGTCGTTCACTGGCCGCTGGGATGACACGGCCACGACTGGCCCCGATGACATACTGCGGACGCTCGTCACAGGCGGTGCCGCTTCCGATGTTGAGATCAGTTTCGGCGGCGATGGCTCGGGCCAACGTCGTGTGAGCGGGAGTATGATCGTCACGCAGTACGCGGTCTCGTCCCCGCTCGCTGGCACTGTCGACTTCACCGGCGCCGGCACGTTCACCGGCGCCATCACCTTCGACGCCAACGTCTGAACGCCATGACACTCCCTAGAGCAAGGATCGTCACGACGGCCACGGTCCCTAACGGCGACGGCGTCGTCACCGTCAGGGCGCTGACCCGAGCCGAGCTGGATCACCCGAAGTTTATGGCTGCGGCCCAGGCGATCGACAAGGGCAAGATGTCGAGGCTCCGAGAGATGGAGTGCAGAACGTTGGCGTACGGGCTGGAACCTGAGCACGGTCTGGACATTTCGACCGAGGCCAAGCTCGACGAGGCGCTCGTGGCCATCGGCGAGTGGTGGGATGTTCAGCCTGCCGTGTTCATAGTGGCGCTCGTCGACAAGATCGGCGAGATATCGGGCTTCAAGCCTCCTGAAGGCAAGCCCGGCAAGAAGGGTAAGCGCTCCCCTCGATGAGAAGGTGCGGGCCATCCACCGCGAGGAGATGGACTGCACCGACTTCGTGTTGGCCGAACATTTAGGTATGACGCTGGCCGAAGTCGGCGCCATGCATCCCGAAGAATACGAATGGTGGGTGGCGTGGTTGATTGTCAAGCGCCACCACGAACAATTCGCCGCCGAACGAGGTTAATGCCATGGCTAACGACACAGTCGCGGTGAGCGTCGACGGGCTCCGGGATCTGCGGGAGGATCTCAAGGAACTCGCCATCGGCGCGCACAAGGAACTGCGCGTCGTATTCAATGATGCCGCCGAGCGGGTGGTCACCGACGCCAGGCGGCGGGCGCCGGTCGGCAAGGGCACGAGGAAGTCAGGAGCGGCCAAGAAGTCGATCCGCGCGAAGAGCACGCAGACACGAGCACGAGTCGTCGGCGGCGGCAAGCGGGTCCCCTATTACGGCTGGTTGGATTTCGGCGGCCGGGTCGGCATCGGGCGCTCGATCTCCAGAAATGTGATCCCAGGCGGGCGCTACATTTATCCCGCGTTCGAGGCCAACCGAGCGGAGACTCTGGCTGACCTCGAAGAGGCGCTCATCGGCCTCGCTCGGAAGCATGGACTCTCTGAGTGATCGCCCGACCGCTCAACGTCTAGGCTGGTGGCATGGCTAAGCCGGAAGTAACTCTCACCTTCGCTGGGGACGCTAAGGATCTTGAGCGGGCCGCCGAGCGGGCCGAGCGGGCCATGCGCGATGTCGGCGATGCCGTCGATGAGGCGGCCATCGACATCCGCTCTTCGAGCGCGAAGATCGACGATGGTTTTTCTTCGATCGGCGACTCGGTCGATACTGGCGAGCAGCGAATCCTCGGCGCTAAAGACACGATCGATGGCGTGGCCACCATCATGCAGGGTCCCGGGGAGCAAGGGATCGCCAGCTACCTCCAGGGTTGGGCTGACCTCTCCAGCGGCATCGTCAACTTCGCTATTCCGGCGCTCCAGAATGGCATCAAGGCCACGCTGGCTTCTGGCAAGGCCTCGCTGATTTCGGCGGGTCAGACGGTCCAGGCATCGGCGATGAAGGTGGCGGCTTGGGTCCAACAAGCTGCGGCGGCCGTCGCCAATGCAGCTAAGGTTGTCGCCTCTTGGGTGATGACCGGCCTGGCGGCCATCAAGGCTGGCGCCCAAGCTGCGGCGGCGGCATTGCGTCAGGTGGCCGCATGGGTGCTGCTCGGAGCGCAGAGCCTCTTGCAAGCGGCCAAGGTGGCTGCGGCGTGGCTCATCTCGATGGGCCCCATCGCCATCGTGATTGCGGCCGTCGTCGGCCTCGTCGTCATCATCGTCCAGAACTGGGACACCATCGTGGCGGTCATCAAGGGAGCCGGCGAACGGTTACTTGGCATCGCCAAGGGTGCATGGGATGCCATCAAGGGTGCCATCACCGGCGCCATCAGCGGCATCGTAGGCTTCCTCCGGGGCGCCGTCGATAAGTGGGTCGACCTCTACGTGCGGCTCCCGCTCCGCATCGCTCAGGGACTTGGCTCGTTGGCCGAGACCATCAAGGCTCCGTTCCGGAATGCGATGAACTGGGTCATCGACAAGTGGAATGCCTTCAGAATCCCGAGTTTCAATCTTGGCTTCGGATTGAGCACGCCACAGATCAACACTCCGAACCTCCGGCGCTTCGCCGCTGGCGGGATCGTGCCCGGGCCGGCAGGCGCCGAGGTCCCGATCATGGCCCACGCTGGGGAGCGGATCACGCCAGCGGGCTCGGTCAGAGCTGGCGGCGGCGGTGAGGCCATGACGATCAACCTGACCGTCAACGCACTCGACCCGACAACGGCCGGCGAGGTGGTCGTGCAGGCGCTGGAAGACTTTGTTCGCGACCGGGGCCCTGCGAGGATCGGGGCACTGGCGTGACCATCGCGATGCCGACCTACACGGCAGAAATCAACATGCCGCCTTCCCAGGCTGACGCCTTCATTATCGGCGACGCCACGGACGGGAAGCTCGGCACGGGGAAGCTCGCCTCGAATGGGTTTGACGGCGTCGGTTCGCTCGTCGATATCACCGACCAGGTCGTTAGCGGATCGACCACCATCGGAGGTGCGTCGGCGCCGCTATGGGCGCAGTCAGTCGGGACGTGCTCTCTCACCATCAATGACAATGACCACGACTTCGACCCCAGCAACGATGCGGGCCCATACACGACGCCCGTGCGGACCTATGTCTCGCCCCGACAGGCCTTGTTCGTGACCGGGCCGACCATTGACTCGGTATCTGAGCGGATCTTCACTGGCAAGACGCGCCAGTTCACGCCCACTGTGTTGCCTGGCGACCGGGCCGCCGTGGTGGCCATCACCGGTGAAGATCTCGTGGCCGACCTGGCGGCGAAGAGCCGGCTGGCTGAAAGCGCCGTTGGGTCCGGAGAAAGCGCATCCGACCGCTTCCTACGCGTGATGCAATCCGTCGACTGGGACGGGGACATCGCATGGACTCCGTCCGCCGGAGGCGCAGACATGGATGCAACCACGCTGGGCGGGAGCCCCTGGGATGAGATCGTAGCGGCGGCGAACGCGGACTACGGACCTGGCGACTGGTTTGGTGAGGTCTCCATGGATCAGGAGGGGGTACTCACCTTCAGGTCTCCGACCTCCATCGACTCCAGCAGGGCCTTGCCTGACCGAACTTTCAGTGACGACGGCGTCAACATCCCATACACGAGCGTCCGGATCATCGCAGATGATAAATCGTGGGTCAGCGCCGTGGAGGCGGCAAGACCAGGCGGGGTCACGACCCGCTCGGTGCAGAACAAGGCGGTAGCTCAATACGGCGAGCGGTTGATCTCGCGGACATCACTCCCGGTGGACGACGACCAGGAGGCGGCCAACTGGGCGACATCCTGGACTGAGGAACGCTCCCGGCCAGTCTGGAGTTTTGACGACCTCGTCGTCGACGCTCGCTACTCTCAAGCCGCCCAGGACGCGTGCTTCACGACTCGGCTCGGAGACGCTATCCGAATCAAGATGACCAGGGCCGATGCCACGGTGGCGGACCGGGAGTGCATCGTCCGAAGGATCACCCACACGTGGTCGCACCGGTCGCAGACGTGGACGACGACCTTCGGCCTTCAGGCCAATTGGAGCGAATGAGATGCCCGCAAGAACAGGATTCCCAGGCACGACCACCGACGGCGATGTGCTCCTCTCGGCAGACATCGACAAGCTGCCCGGCGGGCTCATCGGCTACGCGAGCCGGGCGACGACCCTCGGGTCCGTGACCGTGGCTACCGACATCATTGGGTCGCTGACCGTGACCACGGCCAACAACCGAATCTACCGAGTGTCCGCCTATTGCCCGTGGGTGCAACAGACGGCCGGATCGGCGGGTGCATTCTGCGACGTACTGATCACCAACGCGTCGAACGTGACTCTCCAGCGCTGGATCATCGGGGGGACCGGGCTTAGCGCTCCCCTCTCCGGCGCACACCTAGCGACGGTCTTCAGCGCCACAGGGGCGTCGTCGTCGTTCAAGCTGCGGCTAGCCCCGAACAGTGGGACCTGGCATTCCGTGAACACATCCACCTACAAGTCGTGGCTCATGGTCGAGGACGTCGGCCCGTCGTTCTGACCTGGCTCACGGGCATGAAGACCCCCGGCGATCCACCGGGGGTCTTTCTCTGCTAGTCGGGGCGCTGGTCTATCCTCCCTCTGCGGGTGTTGTGGCACTGCCTTCCGCACCGTCGGGGCCGAGCCAGAGGTAGATGTCTGGATCTGCGCCGGCGGCATAGCACAGGATCTCCATCCAGCCGATGCGGACCAGACGCTTCAGGACCAGCCAGGCGCTTGCCTCGCTTACGGATGACGCGTCGGCGAGCCCGGTAGACGAGAGGGGGAGTGCGCATCCCTCGGATGCGTCGAACTCCCTGGCGATCACCAGCGCGATCTCGTGGGACATTGGGGGTGTGTCGGGCAAGTGGTCGGCGACTTGGTCTGCGAAGGTCATGACGCATCCTCGGAGGCGTGGATGTCCGCTATGGCGGCACGGATGGTCGCGATGGCGGCACGATAGTTGTCGACCTGCTTGCGTAGCGCGGCCGCCTCGGACTCGCTCGTGTGATCTCGCTCGAAAGCCAGATCGGCACGGAGGCTTTCGATGATGCGCCCCTGGTTCTCGATGACAGCCTTCCGGCCCTCGGACTCGCCTCGCCTCCGCTCCCCCAGCATGGCGCCAAGTCCGTCTAGCAGCGCCTGGATGGTCTCCTCGTTCTGTCCACTCATTGGGCTCTCCTCTTTGGTTCGTTGTCTGTTGGTTCGTTGTCTGTTGGTCATGCCTACTCCTCCTCGATCGTGCGCCGCATGGTCGAGGCACTGACCGAGGTGGATGCGCCTCTGACCGGGCGGAGCGCCTCCAACTGCTCCGGGCCTAACTCGGATGCCAGTGCGCCCAGCGTCTGCGTCCAGTCGATGCCGAGCGGAGCTATGACCATGTCGATTCCAGCCATGGCGGTCTCTGGGTCGCCGGCTATGCCGACCATGGCCCCGGAACCAGCATGGGCAATCGCCCAGCCATCGCTGGGAATGTAGCAATGGCAGAACATGGCCTCATATGCGGGGCCCGAATGGTGGACGACCAAGCCAGGGACCGACGACGGCCAGGCCTGGACGACCGCGGTGTCGTGTGGGCAGAGGCGGGACCTGACATCGATCGTGTTCACGATGCTTCCTCAGCGATCCTGGCAATGCGGACCCATGCTGTGGCGCCGGCGAGGGTGTCCGTCGAGCTGGGGATCTCGGCGACCCAGGTGCCATCGGGCTGGCGCTCGGTTGCGAAGGTTTCGGCCGAGGAACACCCGATGGTCCACAGGCCCAGTGGGACCGAGCCGATGTGCTCGGAACCCAGGACCCACGCCTCATGGGAAGCCTCGGCGCAATCGTCAGCGAAAAGTGGTTCCAAGCGGACGACGCTGGCGGGTTCGATGAGCTCGACCTCAGCCAGCGGCGGGCGGTCGAACGCCATGAAGGACATGACCGAGACACCTGCCAGGATGGCCACGACTGCCAGTCCGACGATGATGGCGGAGCGGGCGCCGGATGCGATTGCTCTCATGTGCTCTTCCATGTGCTCTTCTCCTTGTAGACGGCCGCGTACTCGCCAACGACGAGCACGCGGAATGGCGGGCGGCATGCGATTGGGAAGCTCTGGCGGCCCCGCCCCAGCACCTTCGGCGGTGGGGGCGGTGCGAAGCTCTCAGCGACCTCGGTGGCGAGGTGCACAGGCACGGGCTCATCGTCTGGCCCGCCAGACCACACGAGGTCGAAGCCGGCGGGGTCTTCGCCGGCCAGGAGGGAATCCCACATAGCGTGCATCTTGACGGCCTGGGTGTAGGGGATGCCGGGGATGGTCATCCCCGGGTCGTGGCTGGTCATGGCTTCTCCTTGTGGCTGACGTGGGACCGCCCGCACCTTGGACGTGTGGGCGGTCCGGGTGGGTTCAGGCCTTGGCGGGCGCGGGCGGCGGCGGCGGTGCGATCGGCCGGATGTTGAGCACACGCTCACGGTGTGCGGGTGACGTCCACGTGGGCAGGCCTGGCTTGAGTGCGGATGAGTTGCTCATGATTCTCCTTGGTGGCTGGTGGCTTGCCCTCAGAGTAGCAAACGTGCAACCGAGTTGTCAAGCGGTTGTTTGG